GCTCTAAACGAGCAAATGAACGGTTTACTTTCTGCGGCTCAAGCAGAAGGACGTAACCTAACAACTGAGGAAAAGGTACAATTCGATGCAATGTACGCAGAGCAAAAAGAATTACGCAATGACGTAAAACGTATTGAGCAAGCTGAAGAGCTTAAAAAAGAATTAGCTGCTAAAGCTGACGAGGTACGCGACAATACGACACCTGCTAAAGTAGAAGCTCGCGACGCTTTTAACGCTTACTTACGTAGAGGCGTTAACGGTCTAACACCAGCAGAAGCTAACGCTTTAGGCGAATTGCGTACTGGCGCAGATAACGCGCAAGTAACTACTAACGATGGTTTAGGAGGCTTCCTAGTACCGGAAAACTGGAGCGACTTTGTAAGCGTTACCGAGTTATTTAAGTCGGATATTGAGCAAGTAGCTACTGTTATTCGTACGGCTAACGGCCAAGCGTTTAACTTACCTGCTAATAACGATACTTCAGTAGTAGCTGCTATCTTAGGAGAGGCTACCGCAGTTACTCGTAGCGATATGACTTTCACTAACGTTAAGTTTGATCCGTTTACTTATTCTTCGGGCTTGGTACAAGTATCAAACCAGTTAATGAGTGATAACGCTTTCGACCTTTCTAGCTTTGTAGGTGGCCAATTGGCTAACCGCTTAAAGAGAGGAATCAACGCGGGCTTAACTACTGGCGCAGACACTACAGCACCTCAAGGTATCGTAACTGGCTCTACTGCTGCTTTAACGTCAGCTTCAGCTACTGCTATAGATATTGACGAAGTAATGGACCTTTTCTATAGTGTAGATGCTTCTTACCGTAACGCTCCGGGCGCTGGGTTTATGATGAACTCTAGCACGGCTAAAGCTATCCGTATTTTAGGATTCGGGCAGACAAACGATTTCCCCGCCTATGTGCCGGGAATGAGCGTAGGGGAGCCGGATATGCTATTCGGTAAGCCGGTCTATATTAACGAAGATATGGACTCTATAGCAGCTACTAAAAAAGCTATTATTTTTGGGGACCTATCACAGTACTATATTCACGAAGCAGGCGGCGTACAAATCTTACGCTTAAACGAGCGCTTCGCTGACGAGTTAAGTACTGGCTTTATTGGTTACCGTAGAATAGACGGACACCTATTACAAGGCAGCGCTGTTAAGCATATACTACAAAAAGCTTCATAAGCAGCTAATGAAGGTTATATTTAACCGAGCTATAGCAGGGGCAGACTTCCACTACCGTAAGGGGCAGGTGGAAGTGCTGCCTACTGCGGTAGCTCAAGACTTCTTAAACGCTGGCTTCTGCGAAGTAGTAGAAGAAAAGAAAGCGGCTAAAGCTGAGAGAGCAGTAAGCAAAAAGACCACAAAAAGAACAACCCGCAAAGCTAAGTAATGAGCTACAGTATAGTAACCCCAGCAACTTTAAAAGCTTTAACCGTACAAGAGGTTAAGGACTATTTACGTGTAGACTCTAGCGACGAGGACACTCTACTAGGGGTACTTATTGACGCTTCGACACAAATAGCGGAGCACTACTTAGGGCGGTTCTTATTGACTACGGTAATAGATGAGTTCTACGACTTCTTCCCGGTGTATAAAACGGGAGTAGATCCGTTCCAAGGGGACAAAAATATAATCTATTTAAGTAGAGGACCAGTACAAAGCGTAGCTAGTGTTAAGTATGTAGACGGCAGCGGAGTAGAGCAGACCGTAACAGCTAGCGACTACAATACCGACCTAGTAAGCGAGCCGGGGCGTATAATGCCCGACCAAGGCTGGCAAGCTACAAAAGACACGGTAAACGCTGTTATTATTCGTTATACCTGCGGCTATACTCAAGCTTCGGACGTACCGGCAAATATAAAAATGGCTATGCTTTTGATTATTGGAGAAATGTACGAGAAGCGAGTAGACAGCGTACACCGCTTACCTACAGCTAGCGAGTACTTACTAAACCCGTTTAGAGTTTTCCGCTTTGATTGATCCCGGTAAACTAGATAGAAGAATAACGCTACGAAGTGCTAGCGTAAGTACGGACAGCTTCGGCCAGGCCGTACGCACGTATAGCGACCTGGGTAACGTATGGGCTAAAGTAGACTACCGCACAGTAAAGGAAGGAGAAGAAACTTCTAGACTTACTAGCGTTAATAAGGTCCGCTTTACTATTCGTTATAGAAGCGACGTAGACGCTACCACTAAAATAAGCTGGGACGGCAATACCTACGAAATAGAGGGCGTAAGCTTAGAAGGTAGAGAGCGTTACTTGATCTTAGACACTACACTAAGGGACTAATGAAGGACGGTATTTACTTTGAGGTAGAAGGTTTAGAAAAGGCCTTAATGAAGCTAGAGCGGTTAGCAGAAATAGACCGTAAGAAAGCTAGACAATTTAAGGCCGGTATACGAAAGGCAGCTAAACCAATGGTAGAGGCTGTAAAGACTTCTATAAAAAGCAGTAAAAATAAAAAGGCTTTTAGTAAAACTATACAAACGAAAAGAGCTAAAGATCCTGCAAAGCGTAAGTACAAAGAAGTAACTTATAAAAGCGGTAACTTAAAAAAATCTATAGGCTTTTTCCCTTCTAGAAAAAGGGGAGCTCTTTTAGGTTATGTAGGAGCTAGAACTGGAAAAAGAGCGGGTAAGACTTTCGACGGGTATTACGCAGCTATAGTAAACTATGGGCTAGGAAGGGGTAAAGCGAAAGCTAAACCGGACAAAAAAGAAAACATAAACTACGCAGAGAAAGGCTTTAAGAAAGCCGCAGCACAAACACAAGCACAGCTATTAAGAGAGGTGCAAAAAATACTAAAGCAGAGCTTATACCAGCTAAGTAGATAATGAACGAAGGCAAAGCTATATATACTATTCTAACCGAGGATGCGGGAGTATCTGCGGTAGTAGGTAACAAAGTTTACCCACAGATAGCAGCGCAAGGCGCGGCTTTTCCTTTTGTTGTATACGTACTACAAGATAACAGCCCCAGCGATACTAAAAGCGGGGTAAGTACTTTAGACGAAGTGCGCTACGATATAGTAGCGGCAGCGGAAACTTACGCTACACTTTCGAGCCTTACGGAAAGAATACGACTAGCTTTAGACCGTTACACGGGAACCGTTAGCGGAGTAGTAGTAGATAGCATACAGTTTATAGATTTGGACGTAGATAACGATCCAGCTACCGAGACTTACGTAAGCAGCTCGGAGTACATTTTAAGAATTAAGCGATGAAAATAACACTAACAAAAAAAGTAACCTCTCCTAGTGGTAAGAAGCTGGCTAAAGGTCTAACTTTAACAGTAGTAAACGAATACGGCCAGGAGCTTATAGAAGCGGGAAAGGCTGTTAAATTTGGAGAGGAAGCCCCGGCAGAAGCTCCGCAAGTAATAGAAGAAGAACAAATAAATTTAAATTAAAATGGCAACTACTGGCATTATGAACGGAACCCTTTTAGGGGTTTACGTAGGAAGCACTCTAATAGCTCACGCTACCGAGGGCTCTATTTCTCTCTCGATGGATACGAGAGACGCAACAAGTAAAGACTCTAGCGGAAGCAGAGACTTACTAGAAGCAACTAAAAGCGGTACTATTTCAGTATCTGCATTATACGCAGAAGACGCAGCTTACGGCGTAGACGATCTTATGACAGCTTGGAGCGGACGTACTGCTCTTACTGTTAAGTTCTCTACTGAAGTAACGGGCGACCACTACTGGAGCGCTTCGGCTTACGTTACTTCTTTGGAAGTAAACGCAGGTATGGAAGACAATGTAAGTTACTCGGCTACGTTTGAGCTAACCGGCGCTATAACTTACGACGTAGTAGTTTAATAGCAAACACTAAACACACTTAAAGCAAATGGTAAAGAAGGTAAACATAGGAGGCGAAGAGAGGCCAGTAAAATTTGGCTTTGCCGCACTAATGCAATTTACGGACGCTACCGGTTATACGTTAGCGCAGTTAGATAGTATAGGCGATAGCCTAACACTAAGCCAAGCTATAGAGCTTATAAGAGCTGGACTAAAGCA